CTAGCACCGCGCGACGGGAACTGCCCGGGTACTGCATCGGGCGCGAGCGAATTATCCCAATTTGACATATTCGGGGCATTTGGGCTACCAGACCCGAAGTCGGAGCCACTCGACGTAGCAGTCTCCTTGTCAGTCGTAGCTGCCTGAGACTTTTCGGCAGTCGTCTCATCCTTGCTTTTCTTAGCTTGTTGCTTGTCCTTCTTGGTCTTCCCGCCCTGCTCCAATTCTTCGCCCTTAGGCAAGAGCTTTTCTGCTCGTACTGCTATGTAGTTTACGCCTTGAATATCGAGCTTTACGCCGTCTTCAACATTCCACGTAATTCCCAGACTTTTCAGCCGAAATGTGCTTTGAAATCCACGGTCGGCATAGACCTTTGCGTACGTGCTAGCGAACGAATCACTGAATCCTACACTTTTCAAAAATGCTTGAGACCGGCTTTGCACAAGCAACATACCTTCGAGATTGGTGATCGCACTGAACGTTTCACCTTCTTCGTCACGGTGTACGAGCACATTGAATGGGTCTCCCGCCTTCATGTCCAGAATGTCGGGATCGAGGTTCCCCCCACCAAAGCTAGCAAGATTGTAGGTCTGCAAGCTGACAGACATCTCATTGCGCCCTTGTGTATCGTACACACTCTGTGCTAACAGTCGTAGCGTCTTTGCATCTTTCACCCCAGATACTCTCCACACAAGCCACTTCTGTTCGGCCTTATCCCCTGTGATCGGATGTACAACCTGATCCCCTGGCAACGGGAACCGCGCCACAAGTGTAGTCTTTTTCTCGCCAGAATAACACCTAACCTCAACGTTAGTTGGCTTACCTTTACCAAAATTCCGCTCTATGCGAAGCGAGGAGATGTTTCGTCCGTAGATGAAATGCCTGGAATCAAAGTTCTTGCCACTAGGTAACGTACGCCCTTTGAACGAGTCGTCCGGACGTCCGCTGAACTCATTCGAGTACAAGGTTCGCACGGGTTGTACTACAATGATGCTTCCTTCTGCGCGTATGTTGTGCCCGACGCTCCCGCAAATGTCTGTCAGGTAGTCCATGACGCTAGTCTTATCTGCAGCACCTCCAGTTGGGGTCGGCCCCTGCTTAGGGCGATACGATGTCTTTGACAATGCTTCTTCAAGTTTCGGAATAGGGATCCCACTAGGCCGATATTCGACTGTGAGCCCTGCAAACTGCGGAAAGTTTGCTAGAAAGTCGGCAATACCCTTGTCCAGTTCTTCCTTAGACGCGATCACGCATTTCGGGGGTTGTATCTGGTCGATCAACATCTGCGTGTTATCACGACACTCCAAACGCGCAAGAGGCTCGTCATCGTCCCCTATATCCGCTTCCCACTTGTCTACCCACCCTTGGAACCGCAGGTTTGTGCGCAACGTTCCGTTCCCGTCGGTGTACGTGTCGGGCACCAGATTCAGCGGCTCGTTTGGATTCTCGCAATTGCCGCCGAATGTTAGCCCTCTTGTCGCTCCTGCAATGCCTCGTTCAAAGTCTTCCGCCTTCACTGTTCCGAGGTAGAACTCAATTGCACACGAACGCACAGTTCGCGGATCTATTGGAAGGTCGATGTACCGTATCGACACGTTCAACGTGTCAGCTTGCCGAGTGCCGTTGAGCCCCAAGTTTGCTTCACGCGGGATGATGCCGCCTACTACTTGCGTCAGCCCGTCTGCTGACGAGTCTTGGTTCTGCGGGCCTCCAATAGGTGGTGGTGCTCCGCGCTGTACCAGTCGCCACTGCTTTGCGCCCGTAATTGGGTCGGAATACTCTTGCACGTCAAGCGGAGCACGGTTCGACTTCGTACCCTTCGCTAGTGTCACTGGCACCTTCGGAGCTAACTCTTTGACCTTGGATTCCTTTGCCTCGAACTCCTCGAACCGTATGATTAGACGCACCTTACTTGATGGATAGTAAGTTTGGTCAGGATACTCCTGCGCCATCACACCCCTCGCGCAGTAGACAACACAGGGATTACCAGAGGCTTGCCTGGAGGCAATCGTACGGTGGTCAGCTTGATCTTGTTGGTCCTCAAAATGTCAATTGCATGGTCGGGAGTACCGTACCACTTCTTTGATATCGAATACGCCGTGTCCCCTTGCTTCACGACATGCACGCCGAGGATCGTTCGAGACGTCGTGTTCTGCGTCGCCGTGCGACGAACTGCTTCGTTGCGAGCGCCACCCATCTGGGAGATTTGTGTCTGTGCCGACACCGCCATCACTTGTGACTGCCTCGCGAGTTCTCGTCCCGTACCTATCGTGCTTCCAAAATACTTTGCAGACCGCGTGAGATCGGCAACGTTGTGCTTCGTTGTGTAGGCTTCCGGGGGCATACGGCTCATCGTGTCGCAGTACTGATTGCAAATGTACGTCGTGTTTCTGGCTACGCTTAGTAACGAATTGGCTACGCTGTATGGTACGGCTCGGAACTTGTTCGCCATGTCTGCAACGCGACGGAGGCTGTTGACTTGCTGCCGGACCGCGCGCCCGAACGAATCGGCAATCGCCATTGGAGCATTCGCCAGAGCTTCGAGCTGTCCTAATGTGAGAAAGGACGTACTCTTCTTGAGGCCCTTTGCGTAGGCATTGATCGCATTAAAGTTAACGGCCGTATAACACTGCTCGGCGTAGGACAGATACTTCGAAATACTCGATGCCTCTTCGTCGTCGCGTGTAGCTACAACCTTCTGGACGGTACCGCCTCTGCTCTGCCACTCCCACTCGAATTTCCATTTGATGTCTTCGAGTCGGGTATGTGGGAACTCCCAGGTCTTGCACCGACCCTCGCGTACGAGGTTGAATTCCTGCCCGAGATAGTCCTCTGCCACCCACGTTACACGAAGCCGTTGCCCGCTGTAGAATATGGAATCGAACAAATCTCGGAGCGTCGTCGGGTTGACTACGCTCGAACTGTTTCCACCACCTTCGCTATACTTGCACGGATTGCGACCCAACAACGTACGATGCCATTCGCCCTCCCAAGAGACCGGAACTTCGCGAGGACCGAATACTTGCTGAGTTGCCTCTTGGGGGTTACCTGGGTACCACGCAGTGACTAGCTTTTGTTCGGTCTTCCATGCTACGCCTTGATGAGGAAGACCCGCACCGTGAAGCTCAACTCGCCGTTTCTGTCCGGCTAGCTCCTCGACAATGACGACTGTAGCTCGTTGCTTCGGCATTATCCTAGGTTCCCCACTCTGCTCTGCGTCGGTGTCAGCGCGGCTTTCAAGAGGTCTCGTTGGAACACAATGGCAATACGGTCAGGATCTTGGTCTCTGAAGTCCTGTTTGATGTTGAACGTGTTTCCTCCACCAATGAGCGGACCCCTATGTGGGGGCGGAACTCCGCCTTTCCCCTTACCCACAAGTTCCGCAAGATTGTTTGCCGCCTGCTCGAATTCGGGCCCTGCAGCTTTGAGCGCTGCTATGAGTGCATCAAATCCTCCTGTTATGCTCTCTCCCGACATAAATAGCGAATACTGCAAAGCATTACTGTTAGTCAGCGTAGATAACGCGACCTGCATCAACCCGGCATTCCCTGATGCAGCTGCAGCATTGAACATCGCACTGTATTGAGATGCCATATCGGCCATTGCAGCTTGGGTATCAGACTGAACGAGCATCTTCTCGCGATCCAAACTGTTGGCGAGCACATCTCCAAATCCTATCTCAGGTACCGGAATGTTCCCCCCCGCCCCTCGCCCAGTGGACATAGATTCGGTGTTGGCATAGCTCGCTTGCGCCGCGATGAACTCTGCACGTTTACCTTGCAGAGCTATTTGTTGATCGACTACGGCCTCTTCCTTCTTGTTAAGTGCTAATTGTGCTTCCAACCCGCGATTTGCTACACCTACAGTCTCATCCCATAGCAGATACGCGTTGTAGGCAGCAGTACCTACAGCTGCGATCGCAAGTGTCGCGGCACCTAATGCAACGGCTGCGCCCATTGCTCCAGCCGATGCGGCCATCCCGAATATGGGTGCTCCTGCAGCACCTGCGCTAGCTATTGCTTTCACGACGAACCCTGCACCTTGCGCTGCGGCACCTACACCGGGCACTCCACTTGCCGCTTTAGCTGCTGCTAACGCAAGGATAATCTCCTTGTGCGCAACCATGAATTGCAACACGGACATCAGCGCAGCAGAGCCCTTTTCAAGTGCGTTCCATATCTCGTTGCTGTGCGTCTGTAGGTAATTGAATGCCTCTTGCATCTTGGCAGCGGCTTCTTTCGACCATGCGCCTACCTTGTCGCCTAGCGACTTAGCCCATTGTTCGACTGCATCCTTATGTTCTGTGAAGTACTTACGAAGTTGCTCTAAAGACGGACGTATTGCATCGAGGATGCCCTTCAACACTGGAACTCCAACCGTCTCTAGTAACAACGCCTTCTGTTCCTTGATAGACGTGATGAGTTGCCCCATCGACATCGGAATGGTCTTGGCTTTCGCCGCCATAATTTCAATGGCCTTTTCGGCCATTGCCGTAACCGGAGCTTGTCCGGTCTTCCCCCATTCAGCGGCAATTGCTTTGATGTGCTTTGGCGCCTTTGCTAAGGCATCCTCAGACGCCATCATAGTCATGTCCTTGGCAATCTCCTTTGCCGTACCTCCCATCAATCCAGCCTGTTTGATGAGCATTACAATTGGATTGCGCGCACGAACAACGCCCATCTCTACCATCTGGAAGCCTTGAGTTATCGCCTCAAGTCCCCCAGGCACAATACGTCCGGCCATCGCTGCTTGCTCGACCATCTTTGTAATGTGGTCGGTAGACTTACTCGACCGCGCGGAAATATCCTCAAAGGCTTCAACCATTGAATGATGGGACGTTCCGGTTTCAATTCCGACCATCTGCATCTGATGGACGTAGCCTTCCGCTTGTTTCTGGAGACTGCCCCAACTTCGGCTAGGATCGGACACCATCATCAACGTGGACGCCATATGCCGAACTTCGGTATTGTGCGCCTTTGCTGCTCCGATCATCTCGGTCCACATACCGCCGAGCCCCGAGACCATACTGCCGATATTGACTCCGATAGCAACAGCTGCCGTCTGCTTCGCAAAGTCTGCGAGCTTACCTACAGCAGAACCGGCAGCCCCCGATACTCGGTCGAACCCACTCTTGATACTGCTCAACGCCGAACTTGCACGATCTTCGAGCTTTAGTACCGCCGCAACCTGAACTTCGGTATTCTCAGCCATTGCGTTCGTTCCATCCAGGTACAGCGTCCTCGTTTTCCAACATTTCAGTTAGTACGGCAGTTGCGGCATCCAACTCCGCAACAGGTCGGTGATTCCATCCGAAGAAGTCCACACGTCCGTACCTTGATAGTGCCATCTTCTGCCGCATTCTAGCCTTCACCCGATCTTCCACATCGAACTCTATCAAATGCCAGGCAGGTGCCGGCTCACCGTAGATTTGAGCGACTAGGAGCGTCTTGCACGCCTCGTAGTGCTCGTACAAATCGAAGGGCTCCCAGCCCTCGCGGGCTAAGAGACGTCCTCGATATGCAAACAATTGACGAAAAAATCGGCTTGGTCCTCCGAACTTAGAGCATGCGTCTTGAGATACACATTGATGAGCTGTTGCCGATAAGCCGGTCCGATCTCATCCCAGAACGTGTTGACATTTCCTGGCCCGGGCCTCCCCGACCAATCAACTTTCACACCGTCGATTGCCCGAATAGTCATTTTCGTCATCTCGGACACCGAACGAAGGTTTTCGCCCATACACCGCTTAAGGGACACCATCTCTTCAGACGCAGTGAGCCCCCATATGATGATGCTACGATCTCCCTTGCTTGGAATTCGAGTGAGCTTAGCCTTGCAGCGTACGTATGTGACAAGCACCTCGGGTGGCATGGCAAGATTTGGGGGCACGACAACCCAAGCTGGATGCGTTCCGTGCGGCCGCGGTTCGACATCGTCGATTGCCAGAATGGGTTCTACAGCGTCGCTGGATTCTGGGCCAACTTCGCCTAAGAGTGCCTTCTCTTCGAGAGTGAGATTGGTAGATACCGTCGCTCGGACGGCGTCGGCAAACGTATCAGGTTTACCCCTCTGCCGTTGTGCTGCTGCGTTCATTACTGCGCCTCCAGTTAGGGTGGGCTCTCTCGGGGAGGTTGGAGGCGCAGGTTTAGCTGCGGGTGACCACCTCGATAGAGCCCAGAAACGGGCCTAAACCCGACTGCGCCTCCGTCCACATGCTTAGATCCTTTGCGGAACTTCGCACATACCGTCTAGCTTGACCTTCACATAGTCACCACGGGAACTGATGTTGATAGGCGTAGCTCCGAACTTTGCGTCCCCAAACATCATGGTCGGGGACTCCCCGTTCGGGAAGTTCATGACGGCCAGGATGTTGAACTGTAAGTCTGGGGTTACACGCATTTGCCGGTCCAGGATGGATTGATGGAAATCAAACCATTCTGTTGCATGCAGGTTCAGTTCGAGATCGAACTTCGTCTGATTGTAGATGTCATCAACCTGATTCCACTTCTCGCCAAGGTAGCCTTGAGTCTTGGTTTCAGATTGAAACTCTGCATTGAAGTTCTGAATGTCCGTTAGAGTAGTCTGCGGTTCACCTGCTTTGCAGATGATAATCTGCACTTCTTGGCCTTTCAACCTTTGAGACATATTGACCTTCTTCCCTTGACAACTAGACTGTTTCAGTCGTCGTGATAACCGACTCGCCGATCATGGTTTCAAGCGTAATACTATCCAAACTGGATAGCGTGCGGATCTTCAACACTAGTCGGTAGAGACCCATGGCGAGCTCGGTTGGCGTATTTGACGAATCGCTCAAGGAGTAGCTATTCTGTCGGTTCTTGAGCGTATCCATGTAAGCGACGATCTCGCCTTTGACTGCCTTACGGCGCATAGCAGTTGCGAGCTTCTTCGAAAAACCCTTGAGACGGAGAGCCATGGTGTCTTGCACCATGTCTGCGTACCGGCGACGCGCGATGTTTCGGTAGTTCGGGTACACGGCAGGATCGACACTTGTCACACCTGATTGGAAGAACGCGGTTCCTCCGTCGATACGGATCGCACAAATGCCAGACGACCTGAAGTTTGTGTAGTCGATGATCGTGAAGCCTTGGGCATTCGGGCTTGTTTCGACACTGTTGATTGCAGTGAGGAATGGAGTTTCTTGTCCGGGATTCTCTTCTGGCGGAAGCTGTGACATCAAACTGGCGAGGAACCCATCGGCCCCCACGTCGACAGCTCCAGTTGCGGTGAAGCCTGCACCTCCTGCAGTCCCTCGGGTGGCAATCGACGGTACCGTCGTGTTGACCCCAGGATAACAGTACGCTACCCGTTGGTCTCTGTACGCGCCGACTCCTGGTTCAGCTGCCGTACTGCGAGCCGTCGAACGTGTGATGCCAAGAGGGGCGCGAACACAAGCGAACCGCCCAAAGCATCCGTTCGCACTAGCATCAATTGCATTCGACTTTACCATACGACGGACAGTGTTGGACTGGCGAGCACAGAAGGAGATGTTGACCTCCTTTGCAACCGAGTTCAGATCGACGGTGCTGGCATAAGCTGTTGTGTAGGTGGCATCAATTGCAGCTTCCGACAATGCGGCCACTAGCGGCGCGTAATTGATGCATGCAAAAGCGCCAATGTCTGGTGCGTCGTATACGGTCGTGATCGTACCTGCAACAGCTCCCACATTCGTTCCGTCGTCGAGTGCTGGGCGAACCTTCATAGTATAAGGTCCCGCACTAGCAGCCGTAATGCTCACATCCTGCATGGTGACCCACTCGGTCCCACCGGAGTTCCGCACGCGCGTGCCTGCGGATAGCATACCTGCGTCTCCAGTTGCGGCACTAACTACAACATCCAACGGAGCGAATCCAAACGCGATTGCAGTTGAAGTACTCTTGACTTTCAATGTGCCCGTGCCTGGAATACCGATGTTGATCATCCGAATGCGAGATTGACTGTCTGTTGTGACCTTGAGATTCGGATCGGCTGCGACGCAGACCGTGTGAGCTTCAGATACGCTAACGGCTGCAATGTTCTGTACGTTACACGTACCAGGAGCCGGATGCGTAACCGCAGCCGACAAGCCTAGCTTGGTGAGTACGCCTGTAGAGCCACTCACCACACCGACCGTACTTGCATTGCCCTTGATGCGAGCAGTCAGCCGAAGCTCACCACCAGACACTGTGGCGAATGTCCAACCAGCATATTGATTGATGCGAGCCGCAACCTGTGTGGCGGTCTGGTCACTGGACAAGAAAGTCGTGGTGAATTGCGGTTGATCGTCCCAGTACAACGTGAGCGTTTCACCACCAGCAAACACCGTCGGGTAGGTACCACCAGAGCCGGTCACGGCTGCTACGATTGCAGTAAACGTAGCTGTCACATCACCGGCGCCGCTATCGACAATTAGCGTCTGCCCCGAGTCAAGTACGTACCGCCATGCCGCAATACCTGTAAGCATTGCGCAACGGGTAAACGTCACAGACCCGGTACTCGTATCCGCGCGCACAAGCACGAGACGCTTGAACTTCTTTCCGTTGAGCTGCACGATAGAGTTACCGTTCCAATACTCATCGACAAGCGCTGCATCTGCACGACGCTTGACGGCGCAAGGATTGTTAGCTATCACCCCTCCGTAGGCGTAGCCGTGCGTTCCGAACACGTTCTTCAAATCGGTTGAGCTTGACACCTCTGTTGGCGTATTGAACGGGCCGTTTTCAAACTCCCCTACCAACATCACAGTACCTGTACCGATCCCCTGAATGCTAGCAGGCGGTTCTAGGTCGAGAATGTTGATGGACTCGATCTCAAGCAGCACCTCATTGCCCGGATCGAAGAGAAATCGTCTAATGAAACCACTCATCTGATGTCTCCTATGCTGCTCGGTCTACGAGTCGCAACGTTGCGACATAGTTTCTCACGTTCCATCGTTTACGTCTACAGCTGTGTACGGCTGCAACGTGACAGCGTTCACAAGCGCCACTACGTTGAACCGCATTTCGATTGAAAAGTTGGTCTGTAGCCTACCCTTTCGGGCTGCATCGTTGCTTATATTCATACGGTCGAGCAAAGTGAAGCATACCGTCTCGTCCCAATAATCGGGCATTCGAAATCGTACACCGTACATGTACTCGATTGGCGTTAGCGATACTTCGATGCCAGCGCACAGAGCTCGACGCATCGTCCTAGTTGGCGCCCATACTTCTAACGTGAAGATCTCGAAGTACTCGCTCTGCCATTGAATGACTGTACCTTTGCCAAACTTGTCCCTTGTTGATTCGTCAAGGTATGCACACAGCCCGATGCAGTTATAGATGGCTTTACCAGGAGTGATTGCCATTGCCGGCAACTCTGCCTCTTGGATTGCGTCAGCGTCCTCGATGAAAAACCGGTCTGGGCAGATTTTGAAGTCCTTAGAGGGACCGGGATTCGTAGCGGATACTTGGCTACCAGTGGGCACATAAAATGTAAGCTCTCCAATGTACTTCCGCAGAATGCTTAGAGCTACACTACGCCCATCCACTACAGGCAACGGCGGAGGCATGCGAGGGGGGTAGACAGTCCCCCAAGGCAATCCTTGAATCAATGCCGTCGCGTCGCCTTCGTACCTCACGGCTTCCCCATCTCAGCCGCAACATGTTTGTTGATTCTGGCTTGGATATTTGCACAAGCCTTCTCCAAGATGCGGAGTCCATTCGGCATCCACATACCTCGACGCTGTATTGACAATGCGATGGCAAATGCAATCTGCCGAACCTCGGTTGCCGTCTGAGCTAACCCATGCACCTTCACCCAGTGAGCAAGCTCATCAATCATCTTGCGCCCAATAGGGGCTCCGGCGCGTCGTCCGTACTCGATGATTGGCGCGTGCGGCGCCGTACTGAACACGATTGCTCCGTCGGGCAGCATTTTCGTCTTCCAAGACCCAGCATAAATGCCACGAAATCGCTGAAGACCTGATGCCGGGATGTACGACGATACGATGTCCCTATGCATTTCGACAGCAGCGGACTGCAACCCTTTGATTGCAGCCGTGCGTACCTTCGTATTGAAGAACGCCTGGATCTTCACCCCAGCATCTTCAAGCCGAAACACATACGCCATTATCCCTCACATTGCGTGGTTAGAGTTGCAGTTGTTGCGTCGTGATCTGTGCCTATCCGTTCGAGCAAAATATCCCACGAAACCGAACCGGCTCGTCGATGCGGCTTTGCAGCCAGTCTGAATCGCTGCCGTAACGGCACAGGATCGCCCCGCCCGTCTTCGAAGATCTCATAGAAGAAGTTATGATTCTCGGGAAGCCGTTCTTCGTGGGGCTCGGGTACCCAATGCCCCGTCAATTGGTCGAGTGTGTAGGTTGCGCTTACTAACCGTACGCGCAGCAGGCCTATCGGGATCGAACCTATAGTGAACGCCGTCAGTAGAATGTTCTCCATCGACTCCACTCGCGGCGTCGGAAGGATCTCGATCCGTTTAATCTCGATTTCTCGACCTTCACCGCGTTCGGTGCCAGAAAACACAGTCCATACAAGGCATACTCGATACGGACGTAATCCTAGTTTCGTTGCAATCTGCCGCACACGATCAACTCTTGGACCTAGTCTATGCGCTAGAGAGCGCTTAGCTTGTCCGGGGTTGAGGGCGACAGGCTTAGGCATCACTATCTCGATACAGGTATATTGATACCCATTCCTCCAAATCTTCTATCGAATGGATTAGCATAGATTCCGAGTAGGTTACTTAACGAATGCCGCCAGTACATGTACTCCGTACGCAGTTCGCCCATCTCGGTCTTACGAATGCCGATCTCATCCACCTTGTCTACAGCCAGCAGCTCGCGGTCGGCATTCATTTGCTCCTCGATGTTATCGAGAATTGCAACATGCCGGCGAACTTCGGGCTCAGCTGCTATGAGCACGCGATTCATCGCCCCTTCGATGATGAACTGTGTTTCGATTGCTGCGGGAGCCCCGAGCACGAACGTGAAGGCGGCAGCTACATTTAAGTACCCGAGATGATGTCTGATCTTCACTTTTTCTTCCTCAGAAAACGGCATCAGATCATCTCCTACTTCGAAGCAAACCGACCCTGTTCGTCGCGACGATACTCGTCGGACCCTCCGCCTAACGATGTATGGGTACTTGCATGTTCACGATGTTTAGCCGCAAGATCGTGATTCCCCTCTCGTCCGTGAATTGCAGCCGCATGCATATGTGCTCCCTGCGCATCAGCATGTGCTTTGGCTGTACCTAGCCGCTCCGCTGCATAAGTAGATTTGTAAGCGTTACTGGATGCAGCACGTAATTCTGCACTCGGAACCTTACGGCCTTCTTCTTTGAACCCTACCCCACGCGACTCAGCGGCATTTGTGGCCCGTCTCATCATTTCAGTTGCGCGATTGTCGTGGTGGGTCAATTCCTTTTCGTTACCTTCACGTGCATGTGCTGCACTCGCAGTTGAATGAGCCTCTTCTGCTTTTTCCCAAGAACGCTCTGTATTAGACTTTTCTGCGCTCTGTTCTAATCTATCTGCAGCTGCACTTAGGTGCTCTGGGCTTTTTACGGAAACAGGAGACTTGTTGTACTCCTCAAACGATTTTGCCCACGCAGACATACCCTTGCTCATTATCAGCTCCTACTTCGATGCGAACTGCCCCTTCTCGTCGCGATTGTACTCGGACCCCGCTGAAGTTACAGCATGTTCCACGTCGCGGAACGTACCTATGTGTTTGCCTCCAGCAGCTGCGTCATGATGCACAACTAACTTCCCTGACTTCGCATCTATTCGACCCTCTGCACTGGCTCCGTACGCAGACTTCAGCTGAGACCTATCAGACCCCGTAATTCTAGTCTCTCCACGATCATTAGTTGTGGACTGCGCCTGCTTGCGCACCCATGCAGATACAGCTTTTTCTCTAGACCCGGCCATTAGACACCCCTTACTCCGTAACGGGGATCAACTCGACACCTTGTTCGCGCAAGAACGCGATGTCGTAGCACCGTTCGTCGATGACCTTACCCTGCTTCAACGTCACGCGAACGCCTCGATACATGATGGTACCTAACGTAGCGATCTTGTACCGTATTGGTGCAGGTACTTTAGCTTTTCCACGCGGGGGAACCTTGTTGATGATAGGGGCCTGTTCGACAAGTGCCGGACTATCGAATGTGGGCGCGTCGGCTATAGGCGTACTCGCCGTGATAGACCCAGTACCTGCCGAAGTGGTTTCAGCCTTTGCCGGCTTATTTCGCATCTCTACCGACCCTCCCACCCTTAGATGCCAATGTTAGAGGGGGCCAAGCAGGCACGGTTCCCCGTGGCTCATGGTCCCCCCAACACACTAGTTACAGCGCGTGTTCGATAATAACGCCGCGCTTATAGCGCTCAGGTCCAGTAGACGCGGTAACATCTGACGGAACCGGGAAGCACGTTGAGATCGACCAAGCTGCCGACACAACATCTTGCAAACGGTCGACTGGGGCACGAAGAATCAACCGTATTCGCTCAGTGGAGATCGAGATGCCGTTGTTGACAATGTCAAAGTCGCCAACTTTACCTGTGATCCCAGCTTCGGACACGTAGTTCTCTTCGTTCAGCCAACGTTCGTAGACCGTACCCTTGCCGGTCACGATGATTCGGCCTATGTTGGTGCCGCTTTCGTTTGTTGTTTCCGCTCCGATACCATTGGAGTAGAACGCACGGGTTCCAGTTGCAACGCGGTCACCCGCGTTCACTGGCTCAGGGGCCTCGGTATTCATCGAGAAGAGGATACCGCTGATCGTACCGATGAAACCTTCTTTGTAGATGACATGCTCGGGTAACGCCGTATTCAACCGCTGGAACACGTGATCGGCGAACACCTGCGCGTTCGCTTGCGGAGAGATGTGAGCATGGTAGAAGCCGTCGTCGTGCGGCTGAACGTTGTGCCGTCGCAGAATCGCAACTGCGTTGATGGCATCCTGCAGCACGAAGCTGTCGCCGCCGCCAATGGCATCCACGCTGTCTCCACCACCAGTACGAATGATGGTCGGCCGGTAGGCACTTAGTACTGCAGTACGGGCAGGATAGCCTGCTCCGCCGACTGCGGCACTGAGCGCCAGTACTCCGGGGCCATTCGGATCGGTTGGATCGTTCGGAGAGAACCCAACCACGTTGCGAACCGTTGTTCCAATCGTGATCGGAAGTGGATTCGACGGAGACACGGGCATCGGACGAACGTTCGTCCCTGGTACAACAACGTCAGCGAATCCGTTCAAGGCTGCAACTTGAATTGTGGTGTCGCCCGCACCCGCAGACACTGTAAGCACCGTGCTACCCGACAGATAGCTGATGAACATCTGATTACGCACGATACGATTGACAGACTGCCCTGCCTGCAAACCGAGCTGATGGATGTTTCGCATGAACAAGTTTGCATTAGCGACCACGGACGTGGGCATGTGAACGTCAATCGAACCTGCATATCGGTCGAGCCGTGCTACCCACTGCTCGTACGAGATTGCTTGAGGATCAGGGTCTTTGCCTGGAATGAGCGCCTTGACGATAGGCGCGAGCAGCCCAGGCCGAGACATGAAGATCTCGCCGCCTGTATTAGCAGGCCATTCTTCAGCCATAGCTTCGGAACGGTAGGCAAGATTTGGGTACAGACCATCATGAAAAGCACGTTCGAGCAGACCTTGCTGCACGAGCTGCATAATTGCTGGGGGAATTCCTAGAACAACGGGCATTGTCGTTTCTCCTGTTAGTGTCACATCCTTGTGCCCGCGCTCAATATCCCGTTCCGACTGTTAACCGCCGTCGTCGCGTGTGGGTTAGCGCGCGGTGCGCTCATTTACCTAGCAACACAGCACTCCTCAGTAGGTAATGCCGTTTTGTTTCCGATACGCCATCCATTCTGCGTTGGACATGCTATTAGGTCTGCCTGGACGGACGTCCTTTCCTCCAGGGCCGCCAGACGGTGGAGCTGCTGGCCGTGTACCAACAGGACCATTCGTGATAGGCGCGACAGGCTTTTCGGCTTCTTGGCTTTTCACGGCTAATTCCGGATTGCCTTCCGCGTACTCTTTGAACCATGCCTTCAGCACCTTATCGGTGACCTTATCGTAATCATTGTCGTATGTTTCGACGAGATGCTCTCGAAGATCGCGTGCCGCATACTTGTAGTACTTCGGTGCAATGTACTCGTCGGCAATGCTACGGATATGCACGTCTTCTTGCGAAGCTAACCGATCCTCTTGGAGTTCGCTGGTACGGGCCTCAGCCACTTCTCGGGCTTTGCGCTCAACCGCAGCTTCTTCCCGGAGCTTATCGATCTCGGACAAACTCTTTTGTCTAGCCTCTTCGCGTTCCTTTTCGTACGAATCTAGCTTCTGCTTCATCGTCACGATATCGCCGATGTTGTCCGTCCCGAAGAGCTTTCGCAATTCCGAACGACTAGCGCGCTGTACCCGACGATTGAACGCAGTCAGCGACATCTTGATGACCCCTTCGTCATCAGGGTGCGGCTCATCGTCATCGCTGTCCTCCTCTTTTGTAGAGGACTTAGCGGAAGTTCCCGGCGACGTAGTCCGAGGGGTTGTCGCCGGGACTTCCTTCTGGGACACGACAGCAGCTTTCGGAGGTGGGGCCTTGTCGGCTACCGTCGGGGCAGACTCTTGTTTCTGTTCAACTTCCGTGAGTGCAGGCTTTGCTGTCTCCTCCGTGTTACCAGTCAGCATAGCTCACCTCACAGAATCGTAGTATCGGTCTCTTCAAGAAGGGCATTGACGTCGATTGCTGGCCCTACCCCTAAGAGAACTCGACAAGAAGTTACAACGTCGGCAGCATTGAACGCGATTGTGGTCTTCGCGAGATTCAATGCAGCATGACCCGTAGCAGGAGCGGTCCCCGGCGGGTCGACAATCATCTTGGACACGAGCGTACCTGCTAGCGACTCGATCTGCATCGCAAGTTGAACGCCCTTTGCTGTGTATGCAGCCTGAAGCGTTGCCGTATTTGCTGCGACGGGCAGAGTCATCTCGTACCGGTCAACCTTCGCGGGGAAGTATACGAGATCGAGCTTAGTCCATGCGTCGGCTACGGCAAATTCAATGTCGCCAGTCGGATTGACGAAGTACGAGCCCGCATCGGGCGCCGTATGGGTATTCGCGACGAGCGGACCGAGAGTACCTCCGCCAGCTCGTGCGTACACCGCGAGACACGCTATCGCCTTTGCATCCGTAGGAAGGGTGATGACGTGCATCGGTGAACCGACGTACAAATTACCTGTAGCTGGGGCAACGCCGATGAGTTGCGTCGGCAATGCGCGAAGGATATCACCAATCCCTAGTTTCCGGAACGCATCGGCCAAAGTTCCGAGCTGCGCCCGATTGATCGCTTCTTTCAATGTGCTCATATCCATTCCTCCAAAGATGTCGGACTAGCTGTTACCGCTAGCCATGTACTCTACCGTGCCTGAACCTTTGACTTCTAGCAACTTCAATGCGTGGTCGTCTGGGAACTCATGAACGATTACGCCCGATACCCACTCTTCGGCAACAATATCTGAAGGAGTATCAACCATAGTCAATCGCAGCATGACCGGACTTGCCGCCTTGAAGTACAAGAAGTTCGCTCTCGTGATTGTGTCGGTCGTGCCTATCCCTGTCAACTCAACGTAGGCCGAAGGACTTTGCACATTTCGCGTGGTCTCAATGTAGACCTGTGCGGGCTTCGGGCTCGGGGTTGTCGAGAACGCGACCGAATTGATTGCAGCCGGAACGCCTCCGCCAGATGACGACTGTGGTCCTATAGTGACCGTCCCGTCGAGTGACACTTGCGCCATGATTAGGCCCCACGAAGGGAGAACGGCTTACGTCCTCCATCTGGTCGTCCAACAGGTGAGGTGCGTGTTGCCGAAGTCGGATCGGCTTTCAGCACCTTTCCGCCTTCTGCGACCGTCTCCTGATTGAGCGTGTCATCGTCGCCAGGCTTCTGCTCGGGATTGTTCTGCGTGAAATCCTTCCCGCCGGTCTTAGGAGCACCGCTCTCTGAATTCTTCACGAAGTCATGAGCACCCGATGCAGCTCCGGCTGCATTCGTTGCGCCCTTACCACTACCGAATGGGCTGCTAGCTCCTGTTCCTGATTTTTGTCCGTCCATGTCATTTCTCCTTCAACTTGTATGGCGTCTTTGCGGTGACCTTCGGCCACGGTATTGCATCAGGATAGATCGGGACTTCGACGTGGTCGGAATGCGAGTGACTTGCACTTGCATTGCCCTCGGTCGGTGTTGTGCTCCCAACTTCATGATCCGGGGCACCTAACTCTTTCGCAGCTTCGAACAGGTCGTCGTAGTCATCTGTTCGATGCACGTGTTCGAAGACCTCTGCCTTTGGAGCAGCGAGAACCTTCATGCCTGCGTTGACAGAACCTTGTGGAGTAGGTCGTATGCGAAAGCTCATGGTAGCCCCGTTAGTTGCTCATTCAGAATAGTTCGGTTGTGCCGCGAAGTCAAAGTCATCGTTTCTCTTTCTTCTTGATATCAACGGTGCTCATTTTCGGCCGTTCGGGGGGAGCACCCGTCCTTCCATCTCTTGTCCACGCTGTAACGACTTCGCCATCATTGAGTGGTTCTAGCTCTGCTGGAATGTCCCATCCTAGTCGATGTGGTACAACAGCCTCTCGGTCGTTTGGTCGATTCGGTGGGTGTTGATACAGTTGAACTCCACCCTTCGGATCGCTCCATTCGAACGCTTCGTCTACACGTCGAATCTGCCCGTGTACCTGATACGAGTCCCACCCAGTACGGTCGTCGAATGTTGCACATAGGATCTTGCACATGTCGCCGAGCTGTGCGTCGGCCTCACGCATACCTTCCCACGAAGCCCTCCCGTAGGCATGCATAGACTCTGTGCGCACGATACGTTCGGCCCAATACGCCGGAGCATCCTGGAGGAACGGACTGACTGCAATTACATTGTTCCTTACATCCACCCAATGCTCGCGTGTAATGAGACCTTGCTGTAGCAACTCTTCGAAGTGCCCAATAGTTGCCGTACCGTATCTATCTAGAACGCCCGGTTGGCTAGGATGATAAGGGTCGGATTCGAGTCGATGCAGCACGCTAGATTCAACGCCGCTAGTAGCTCGAAAGAATACGGCAGCTTCGTCAAGTGGAAGTACTTGCGCCAAACCTCGATACGTCTTCTCTGCTACAGCCAGGTAATCGAGCAAGGTGTTACTCGCCTTATCGGCTGCCATCTGCCCGGTATCGAGCACAGTTTGCTTGATTCCTCGCTTGACACTCCTTGTAACATCTTGTACCTGGAGCAACGTCAATCGAAGTCGCTCCTCTGTAAATGGAATGTCGCGTCCTGCAGCTTTGAGACCTTCCACCTGAGTGAGTCGTTGCCGCAAATCGAGCGTTGCGCGTTCCAAGACTTGCACGAGCTGTTTTTTACCGGTCTTCGCGGCGATATCGAGACCTGCTTTTCGGGTGACTGCAAGCCGCTTAGACAGCGACGCCACTATCGGTCTCCGTCTTCGGCTTATCGCCTATCCCAGGAAGATTCTGCGGTCGGCGTTCGAGTGCGCCTGGGGGCAGCTCGTTTGGCGCACCGACTTTTCCGCCTATGTCTGCGTCCTCCATTGCGGCTTGCATTGCAACCTTGTCGATCTTCGATTGCATATCCACTCGACGAACCTCTTCTTCGGCATTGAGCGCGAACGCAGCAGCTGCCATTTCGGTAGCACTACGTTTCGACAAGAATGCCTTGCCTCCTGTTGCAAGTGACAAGGTAGTGACTGTCTTGGTCTGGTCGTCTGCAGTAGGTTCGAAATATACGCCCCACACAAGATCGATGTAGCCTCCGCTCCCTAGCTTGCGGTCGATCATCACAATTTCAGTCTCTTCCGTCGGCTCTCCATCTGACCCGATTAGCTGTCGTTCCTCAGCACGTTTCGGAAGGGTCAATTGTAGTTGTGCACCTTCGGGCGTTGTCATTCCTATCCTAGTCCGTGCTGCACGAACCATCTGATCCAATAGGCGTCTCAGGCCTTCGCCATACTGATCGCGAAACATGTCACATCGGGAAAGCATTGAAGCGTAGATGACCTTCAACGCAACACTGGACACACCGCTTGCTGTGACCTTATCTGGGTCGGTGATCACACATTGTGCAACCTCAAGAGTTGATTGTCGCATCGACATGAACAGGTCGATTCCGGTCTGCGAACTTTGCCCGCTCAGCTCTAAGTACGACGCATCGCCGCTCTCGCCTACACATAGTGCGTTGTCGGACCCCTTCTTGACTCCCATACGTTGAAAGTAGTCAAGATCCATTTTCAAAACCAACGTGGGATCGAGATTCAATGTTGTTCCGCGAGTGAGCACCGAATAGATCGTGTCAATTGAATCAAAGTTTTCGTACAGACCTTGATAATCGGATGATCCGTCTATATCCTCGCTCGGCTCGTTTTGAATCCACACGAAATGGCAGAATCCGTCGCCATGCCTAACAGTCGACGTCTCGTCGATTGTCCAGACTGGATCCTTATCGCCTTTGAACTCGATACGCTGAAATGTGATGTCGGCCTCTGTTGTCCAGTCGCGACGGTACCAGAACCACTTACGAACATACTTGTTCTTTGCCACATCGAACACATCGTCCGGATAGTAGTAGACTTCCGATACGTGTTTGGGTACTAGCAGCTCCCGGTCTTCCCAATCATGCACGTGCAGATGCTTCGGGTAATGGACTGACACTCTTGGTGCGCCATTATAGAAGCACCACGACAACCCAACACTCCCAACAGCGCCGCCTATGTTGCGCGCTTGCACCATACGTACGGATAGCGAAGACACTTTGCACAAGCACTGCAAGAAATCTTGAGTATCTGCATCGCCTGCAATACGCACCTGCGGGAACCGACCTTGCCCGAACACAAGATTGGTGAATGCGCTGACAATGATGCGCGCGAGCCTATACGGATTTGACGGCCGACGTGCTTTTAGTGGAACGTATGTGCCACTTGCTTCCGTAACAAGTAACGGTTGCTGGGTAGGCGGACCAGGTCTACAGATGCGACCGTCGAAGTCGTACTGCTTCCAGTCGTGTTGAGTACAATCGTAGTACGATTGCCTTCGATCTAACTCTCGATACCGTTCGTTGCTACAGATCCAGCGAGCGCGAAAGGTTGGACCAAGTGTTGTGTTGTTGAGCCCGAACGAGCTTGCGAATCCGTACGAGTCGGGAAGGATAACGGCTCCACTCATCGCAATGCCCTCTCTGCTATACGCGCACGAATAGACCCACTAAGCGGTACGATCGGGACTGGTGTTTTCCCTGGTAGGATTGTCATCGCTATCTCGTCGCGCATTCGCTTGGCTTCATCGGACATAGTGACATACACCATGCCCAGAGGTTCGATATCAGGTTCTGTGTCACACTCTTCGACTGGGTGTGCTGGCAAGAACTTCGAGACGACCCAAGACCACAGCCACGTCAACATCACACGCCAGGATTGCTCACGTCACAACCTGCAATGATTGTGTACGTGCCGTCTGGTGCTGCCACCGGAGCGCCCACCAAGATTGCATATTCGAGTGCGCCCGTTGGAAGCATACCTGCTCCAGGTGTTGTGTGCGGAAAGTCCAACAAGGTACACACATCCAAGAAGGTGATGTTGTTGACAGGAATCGATACTACAGACGCGTGGTACACCTTGTACCAACGTTCGCTGTTATCATCCCAAATGAATACCGTTACGGGAGCAACAGCAGGAGCACCCGCACCCGAGTACGACCATCCGATTGCAACCCGTTGCATAGGAAATCCACCAACGTTCAGCGTGCGAGATACGAGCACGTTGTCGTTACCCAGATATTGCTTCTGCA